AGACCGCCGCTCTAACCATCTGAGCTACCTACCCATTACTTTCTTTATTAGTCGTGGTCTCATCTGCCGGGAAGAATTCAGGGTAAAATGTCTGCCCGTGCGTGTACAGCATCTTAGCGAACATTTCAGCCTGCTCTTCATACGCTACCGATTGCACTTCAACGAGTTGCTTTTCATTGAAATCATATCGATAGCGTACGAGAGGAACCTTCCCGATCGCCTTCATATGTATAAGCACAATCTCTTATTTGAGAAGTTCAACTACGGGGTCGGCATTATACGCACGCAATGCACGTTCGGGGGTTCTCATTTTAGATCTCGAAGGTCTGGCCAGGCATCAGGAACCCGGCAAACCCGTCGTCCTTGGCAAGCTTGAACCAGTCCAAGTCACCACCCATCCCATCCTTGCTATCAAGAACAAAGTCCTGGAAGTGACTGAGCCACATCTTGGATCGAATTACGGAGCCGAGGTCAGGACTGTTCGCCTCAGGGTAGCCAGCAAGCTGCTTGTAGTTGGCGTGCACGTTCGTCGGGAATGGAGCGCACTCACAATCCTGGAAGATGATGTCAGCTTCCTTGTAGTACATCTCCATCTGACGTGGGCTGCAGTGCTGACTATCAGCCACGCAGTAAAGCGTCTTGTGTCCTTCCTTCTTGATTAGAAGACCGAACGCAAACGAAATCGAGGAACCGGACATGATATGTACCTGCTGAATAGGCAGCATAGTCCAACCTTCCCACTCGAACGCCTTGCTGTCCGGAATTCGAACCGGCTCAAAGCAAGTACCCATCTGGGCTACGAATCCCTCGAACGTGGATAAACCTCCGCGAAGGCTGTAGTTCCACAGTTCGGTCATGAGTCCCGAGTTCGCATACAGTTTGATAGCGTACTGGCTATCAGACCAATTGCGAGGATGATTCTTCCAGTCGTAGCGCATAAGCGCCGCGAACTCCAAGCCGCCAATGTGATCGCTATGAGCGTGGCTGATATAGATGTCGTTGATGTCCTTAAAGGTCATCCCGGCTATCTTATCAAGCTGCTCAGGAGTAGTGCGACCGCAGTCGAATAGCATCCTGCGCCCGTTTTCCTCGAACAGGAAGCACTGATTCGCGTTCTTCCTAGTTGCGAGAGAAAACGCCGTTCCGCTACCGATGACAGTAACCTTCATTCGTTTCTCCTTGGTTCCGGCGATTCTTCCGCCGTACCGATATAATATCAGAACGCCTCTTGTGAAGTCTACAGGGTAAGAATAAGCCCGAGTCCCATCATAGCAAAACTTAAAAGTATGATGAGGATAAGAAGCTTAGGTCGAGGCTTTACAACATCCTGAAAGCCTGTTGGCGGCCTCATCATAAAGGCTACCGCTTCTCGTTCGGTTCGCTTAGACACTCTATTCTCCTCAGCTAAACTTAACTAGCTGCCTAAATGCTACGTCTACATCTGCCTCGCGAGTCTTCTGTTTAAGCAGATCGAGATAGTGCTGAGACATTTCATTATACAATGCGACGTACCGGTCTAACTGTGAACGATCGATCTTGTATATCGAGGGATCGCTTTTCTCTTCCCAGAAGTCACAGCAGAGCTCCACAAGACACGTGAAACCTTTTGGTATCAGCTTGGTCTTTAGCCCCAGAAGTGTTTTCTGGACTAGGTGTTCCTTTTTATAAATCCGAATTATGGCTGTTATGCCGGAATCGTATGTGACGCAAAGGTCCTTGTCAGCAGATGTGTACACCAACGTCTGGTATTCATCATCGATGGTCACGTAGTCGTGATCAATTGCCATGTAGATCTTTTTTACAAGCTGAAAAAACTTCTTCCACTCCTTATTCTCTTGCTGATCGAGCATGCGCTGCTGCTCTCGAGTCTTTTCAAGAGCAGTAGCTGCTTGAGTGGTTTCAGTTTCAACAGCATTATCAAACATGTTCTATCCCTCTTTAGATGTTACCACAGACCATCCATCTCTAGTCTTACCGTTAACTCTCTTGGAGCAATCCCATAACCTTCGGTATTCAAGATTGTGCTCCTTACAGAAACCTCTTAATCCGTACACCTTGAATACCTCACCAGTTGGAGATACTACAGTGAATGCTTTCCGATTCGCTCCAGACGCAAGTACCTTTGCGCTAATACGCTGCCGCACCTCGTCTGTAATGTAATCTCCGTTTCGAGCTTTTATGGCTTTCGAAAGCTTTTGGCGATGCTCAGACGTCTTTACTCTTCCTTTTTGAGCTTTACTGATTTCAGCTTTTGCTTCTGCAGAGAGATGCCATCCTCCATGGTTGGCTACGCCACCTCGTGTAAGATTATAGCCAATAGCAGGATTTGATGCTTGAAAATATTCGATCCAAAAACGTTCTCGTTCATCGAGATTCTTTTTAAGTATGCGGAATCCTTCCCGCCACTCAGCCCAATCACGATGCCCTTGGTTCCCGTCTTCTTGACGAGGTTTCTGACCCAAGCGGCACGCTTGTCGACTTCGAGGTTCATTGTTGCTCCTTGCAAATATGATATCAATCTGCCTCTCCTTGAGGCAGAGTTTTTACGAACGGACTTCTGCTGAGATTCCGACTCTTGCAAGATCCTTTATGATTTCATGAGCGTCATCTTGTGACGGGGTCGAACGAATAAGGATGGCTCGATCTCCTAATTCAAGATCCGCGATAAGCTCGTTTGCCTTCTGTAACGTCATTCGAGGAGCGGAGTTAAGCTCTCCGGAGGCTTCTCGGAGCGTCCGTAGTTGCTCAAGTCTATTAGCTCCTCCGGCCGGGACTGGACGAAGAGCAGTTATATAGATATTAAACTGTCCCTTGGTATACGCAGCCTCTACCTCGGTTTCCGCTTCCGGCTTGAGCATCTCTTGAGTTCGTGCGGTAGCTTCTAGTGTCTCTCGAGCAGCGGAAGGCTTATCCTCCGGAACACTTACAGAAGGAAGATCTGCGAAGAGCTTCGCAAACTCGGCTCCCTTTTTCCATATAATCTGTTCATTCTTGATAAACGCAGATGCTTGCTTACATATCTCCATAAGGTCAGCCATAGACTGCTTCTCAGGAGAAGCAAGAGCCTTAATAAGTTCTGGGAGCGGTAGTGCTTTCATTTCGAGTCCTTTATATCAATATACTTACTTAACGGAGAACTTATACAAGCTGTCATCTACGAAATAATGAGCGGTTGTACCTGTCGATACTAGAGAGGCGCTAGAAGGTATTCCTGCATCTCTAATGATCTTGTGATTGATCTGTCCTACAGGAGCAATATCGATTTGATCCTCTACGCTGTCGTACGTTATAGAAATCCCATTCGATAACACCGTAGTATTCGTTTCCTGCATACCGACATCTTCTGCTTCGATTTGGAGAGAGCCGTCACCGGTAACTGCCATTCGCCAGCGTTTGATTGTTCCATCAAGCTCTGCGGAGATAACGCTTAGCTGCTCTCTGTCGTACTTCGCATCAATGACTCGCTTACCATCTAGAACCGGCTGTTGATAAACATTTACCGATTTTGGCGCACAGGGGATATAGAAGTAAGCTTTACCGAAGATGTTAGCATATACGACACCGGAGAATGTTTGAGCTGACTGTTCATGGATAGGCTGAGTATGAACAATGTAGGGTGTTGTGATAGCAGACTTGATACCGATCTCGAACATCTGACCTTCGTAGATTGAATAGAGTCTGCCATCCACCGTGAACCATTTACTTGCTCGGAACGAATCGGTCGCGTGATCAAGAGTACGAAGAATATCTCTATAATGCATTCCTGCGTTATCGAACCAAACCTCATGTAGGATACCCTCGTTCGATACCGCAACAACTGAATACTTATGATGACGATCAAACTTCTTTCCATTCACATAGACAAAGTTCTCAGTTACTACGATCTGGTTACCGTACAGCCACTCAACAGCCTTAATCGGTTCGTCGACCGTAAGCAGTTTTTCGATATTGAAAGCAGCGCTAACGTACTTCTTCTTAGTACGCATCTGAGGAGCCGAGACCATCGTAGGAGGAGGGGTACGCTGGCCCTTCTCAAATAAATTCTGATACCAGTCGAGATAGTTGCTTGGTATGTTAGCAAAGTCTCGAACCGATGGCGGTGTACCTACATCCTTGTTGAATACGGATACGTGATGTTTGCAGCGCTCTTCAATCGTCTTGAGCGTAGGATGCTTTCCCTTGTATGGATGAATGCCCGTAAAGAGCTGGAATGTAATGACACCGAAAGCATAGTAACTTGTCTCTTTAGAAAAGGTATTAGATGTGTAGTCGCGTATAGACGGCATAATGACTGTTGCCGGATGATTCTTAGTAGCATAGCCATCCGTATCTATAAAATAGCTCCTTCGAAATCCATTCTTATCAATAAGTTGATTGAATTCGTTATTATCTACGTCGAGGATTCCTTTAGAATGCACGAACTGCATAGTACCTGACATATTTTCAATAAGTTTCTGGGTATCAGATAGCGCTATATTATTCCTTGTTATAAAGGAAGTTGTAAAAAGCAGAGGTAGTCCTACTGTATTATCTGCATAGTTTAGAGTGAAACCAATAGCTTGATTATTTGTATCATACAGAATATCTAAAGGACGGAGAATATTGGGATGATCGAGAATCATGAGTTCCCGTAATTTATCTACATACTGAGAGTCAAGCTTGTCAAAGTATACCTTGAAAACAAGGCCATTATGGAGATAGCAGGAGCCTTGACCTCCGCTTGCGAGGAACTCTCTATCACTCAGAGTTATTTGTTTGCCCTTGTAGATTACTTTCTGCATTTTTAGCAGCTCTCCTTTGCTCCCAAATACGTTTCCAAGCTTCGGACTTTTTTCTACGGGTCTCCTCAGATTCCTTTCGACCCCTCTTAGCTTCGGATATCTTTTTCTTTGTATCCTCTGAGAGTGTATGACCCATTAGTGCATCACTAACTTTTTTCTTTCTTATAGCTTGTTCTTCTTCAGAAAGACGAGAATATGTAGACCGAAGATGCTTCATACCTTCTTCTGAAAATGCATGCTCTCTATTTTTTCGTCGCTCACTCTTTAGCTTACGAGTCTCTTCAGAATCACGTTTTCCTAAATGCTTTTGTCTATTCTTTTCTTTTGATTCCTCGGTGTGACGTTTCCCCTTAAAAGAGCTGGGTCGACCTGTATGAGTTTCAGATATTCTCTTTCTTTGTTCCTCTGTAAGCTTCTTACCTTTATTGCTTTCACTTATTTTTCTATTCTGTTCTTCTGTGTTATGCTGACCATGTCGTGTACTTCCGCCTTCTCCACCGAAGGCGATATTGTATCCGATTGTCTTATCTTGAGAATGATAAAATTCTATCCACTTCTTTTCTGCAGCGTCTAGCTCTTCTTTTGTAGCGCAGATTTCCAAAACTTCTTTTTTGAAGTTTTCTCGCCCATACTTTCGAATCGCATATCGTAGGAGGCTTCCAGAACCTAAATAACCCTCTCGATCTTTAGAATCCTGACCTATGTAGATCTTGTTATTGATAAGATTCGTTGTCTTATATATATTCATTCTTTTCTCCACTGTAATTAGTGGAGAAGAGCTGGAAGGTTATCACTCTTCCTTCTCCTCCCAATGAGCGCAAAAATGATCCTTGGGGTCTCGAATTCCTACCCATTTTGGATTATACGTGCAATGAGGCCCAGTTCTCCAACTATTATCACCGGGGATATCTGGAGGATTAGGGATCGCGTAGGACCCATCCTTTTGGAAATGCTTACACGAGTCACACGTTCCGCGCATCGATAATACTCCTCATTCGAGTGTTCCATTTCTGGACTGCTTTCTCACGAGCCTGTTGCTGAGCCTGAGAGACGCCTCCCGCATCTGCCTCACAAACAGCCGCCGAGATGTTCAAGCCGCAAACGGTACAAGATACTCTCACTGGATAATATCGCGCTTCCTCTGGGCTATGCCAATCCTGAATCATCATTTTGTACATTTTTTCATTGTCAATTTTAGCATACCCGCCACAGCACGGGCATGGGAGGCAATCTGCATTTTTTGGCATCTCAGCCTTCTTTATTAGCTTCTATTGTGGCTCTGTAGCAGTCTACGTTGATGAGAGCTACTGCTATGTCATCCTGATTCTCAAAGCCTAATGCGGTATACTCCTTGTCCATCTTTTGAAATCGACGAACGAGAAACTCACCAGCCGGATTCTTGATAGCGGCGAGCGATGTGATTACGTCCTTTGGAGGAATAATGTCTGTATTACCGCGAACATAAGACTCGAGACCATCGGAAGCTACTCCGATATACATCGGCTTAAAATCTTTAAGATCTGCAGTCATTCGGGAGATATATGTGCTCGGGAAATCGTGAACTGCTCCGACGAGGTCAGGAAGTGTAGTAGTATCCCTATTGAGCTTGAGCATATTAGCTCCAGGATGACCACCTATCATTTCATAATCTGTTCGACAATTGAAGGTGTCATATGCAGGGTAGAACGGAGCGTTGATGAGATACTTGTACTGATCATACTGCGCTGAGCCATCTCCCAGGATGAAGAGATCGAAACCATCCCCGTGACCAATCATGTACACCTTGCCATTAAGAATGTAGGCGATCCGGAGGGTAGCAATCATGTCATCAAGTTCAAGGTTTAACGCGCTTACAGTTGTTTTGAGTCGAGCATGTAAGCTGGGTAGCAGTCGATCAAATATTTGATCACCGTCAGGGTACATCTCTTTCGCTACCGCCCTTGCTGCGCGAGTAATGATCATTGCTCCAATCTCGGAGTGCTGGCCTGCAGAGCATCCATCAGAGAGAGCAATAAAAGGAAACGGGCACTGCATGGTGCCGAGGTCCTCGGCGACGACGTAGTCCTGAGGCATCGAGCGATGGTAGATCCCTTTCTTTACGATACTGTCAATCATTTGATTTTCCTTGCTTTGTAAAGAGCGTAAGCGCCTTTGTAGTTTGGATTGCAATCTCTGCAGGTCCACTCATCCCAGAAATCCTGATTTTCTAAATATTCATCTTCGGAGATGTCCCAGCAGAGCGCAATGCCGCAAGCACTGCAAATTGGAGTCACACCGCCGTCTATTTGAATGTGGTTAGTTAATGCACCCATATTAGGCAAGGGCGGAATTGCACCGCCCTTCGCTTACTTGCCTAGAACGTCAGCGACGGAACCGGTGCAGCTGACCCGGTTCCGAGAGAAGCGCTCGAGGAGCTGATGCTCTTCGAAACGAAGCCAGCGAGCTTTGCGAGCTTGCCGGGGGTGATGTCTCCCATGTCAATGGTCTGAGTAAGCTTCGCCTCGTTCTTGAACGTGGTTAGCTCACCTGCGCCACCCATCCCGATAAGAATGGTTGTGAGGGACTCGATCTTCTCGGCCTGGGCGATCTTCTCGATCTCGTTCGCGATCTTCGCCGGCCTGAACGAGGAGCTATTGTCTCCGCCGTCGGTGCAGACGTAGATGACCGCGTTGACGTCGTAGTCCTGATCAACGAGGTTCTCGCCGAAGATGGCAGTTGCGGTTACCGCGGAGTACATCGCATCGTAGAGAGCGGTGCAACCGCCGCAGTTAAGATCATTCTGCTGGTACTGGATGATGTTCTGAAGAGGAATGAAGCCGTGAAGCTCCCTTGCCTGATCATCGAACGTCAGTACACGGATCAGAAGGTTCTCTGCCCTAGGTGACTTCTTGCATGCATCAACGATGGAGTTGAGCATGTTAACGAGGTCGGACTGGTACGGGCTGATGGAGCCCGAAGTGTCCATAGCAATCGTAACGAGCGTATACTCGGATGAACCGAGCTTAGTAACCTTTATACTCGAAAACTGAAAAGCCGATCCTGCTATTTTGGTCTGAACCAAATCCTCTGGAAGTAGGTCAAATCTCATTTGTTTGAGCCTCCTTAGCTCTTTCCTCTTTATTTCTCTTTCGAGAAGCTAACATCTTTTCGATGGTTTCAGCAGAGAGGTGCCTGCCTTTATTTTTCTCGGCCATCCGGGAAAGAACAGCGCGTTGTTTTTCCGTTAGCTCTTTTCCTTGACGGGATTTGCTAATTCCTTCGCTCATTTTTTGCCGAGTCTCTATTGTGTTTCTCCTTGTGCCCCGGCTTTGAGGCCGGGGCTGGATTCTGTTACTTCCAGTTTCTCAGGTACACCGTCGAAGCTGGATCTGCTATGAACGAGACGTGATTGGTCGTCTCTTCATAGAAGTCATGACGCTTGATCGTGCCTTCCTTGAAAGTTCTCTCGCCTATAATCTTGTCCGCGTTTTCTCGAAGGTCGCGGCCCTTCGTAACTTTGATAGTGAGGAACTTGTACTTCCCCCACTCAGACTCTGCTATGCGAGCTGCTGTGGCGTAAGCGAAGAGGTAGTTATCCAATTCGCCCGCCTTGAGCTTCTCCATTTCAGAGCCTGTCTTTAGGGAGGTGTCGCGGATAGGAAATCCCGGAAGATTCCAATCTTGGCTGTACACTCTGATCTGCGTGGGTACCCATTCACCATCGAGCTTGTAAAACACATCGATCTTCTCGAATGCATCTTCATCGTGGGATGGTTCGCGATACCCTGACGTGACCTTGTACCCTTTCTGCTTGAGAGCAGAATACAGGGCTGCCTTGAACTCTTGGCTGAGCGTTTTCCTCTCTTCAATCTTGTCCATGTGGACCTCCATACCGCCGTAGCGGTCAATCTTGCCCATTTTAAGTCCGGAGCCAGACCGAATTACCAAAGTTACTTGTCGAAGTACGTGGTGTCGACGAACTCGATGCCCATCGCAGCGAATTCTTGTTTGATCTTGGTGATTGCGTTGGGGTCGATGGCCGAAGTACAATCTTCGAGAATTTTGATCTTGCGGGTATTGTCGACGCCGAAGGCGCTCGCAACATCTTTGATGGAGTTATATACGCAGTAGTCGAGGGCCTCTCCTGCGACGAGGATGATGTCCGCCTCGGTGAGAAGATCTACGAGCTGTTGGTTCAACTGGGTAGAACTATCTGCGGGATCGGGTACTTCGGCTTTCACCGCAGAGTAGTGTTCTGTGTAAAGATTACTGCCTTTGGTGACGTAATTGACCATCCCGATTGTTTCATCTTCCCAGGCGCAGAGCTCCTTGAACAATTCGGGAGTGACTTGAGTACCCTCCGAGCCGATAAGGCAGTGCACAGGCCAAATCACGAGTTGATAGCGATTGCTAACCGCGAGGCCCTTGACGTAGCTGAGCACTCGATCTCTCATCGCAGGCACTGCTGGGGCCCAGATGCCTTTTTCGATGTCGTCCTGCGTAATGCGAGTGAAAGCCGGAGGATGATTCCCAGTCACATCTCTCCAAAACAGAGGGTGGAAAATCTGGAATCGATGGTGGCTATCGAGAGTGACGTGAATGTCGAACAGCTTTTTTCTATTTTTGGAAACAAAAGCGGAAAGACGCCTCATATCATCCTCCGCTCCATTGACATACAGCGACCCTGTTGGGAGACAAAAGTCTCGTTGAGGATCAATTACGAAAAGCACTGTCTTCACTGACATAAAAACTCCTTTGAAGGACTCCTCATCCTTCTATCTTCGGATAGTATACGATCCAACCTTTTTCAGGCTCTGATCTCTTATTATGAAGAATACGCTGCATGTAGTACTCGTGCAGCTCCTTCTCTTTACAGAATCGTTGAAAGCCTCCAGTTACTTCTTGCTTTTCTCCGGTTTTTACATTCTCAAAAATGAATGTTTTTGCAAGATGTGGGGCACCTTTGATTATCATTTTCTGTCGTTGCTTTTCTATTTTTTCTGGGCGTCGGTTTACTTCACCCATCTGCTTCTTGAAATCTGGATTCAACTTATTTTGTTCGCTAACCCATTTCCAATGTTCGCTATATCTTTGTCGTTGCTCATCAGTGAGTGTTGGTTTCCCATATTTACCCGAATTATAGAGTTTTTGTCTTGCTTTTACTTGATGTTCAATTACCTCACGAGATAGCTTATGATTCCGACGAGATAGATGTATAGGGTGATTTGGGTCTTTCAAAGCTTTACTACGTTTCTCTCGACTCTCTTTTGAAAGGAAACCTCCGAGGCCTCCCGGGGAAATGTTATACCCTCTTTCCCTTGCCTGAAATTCTTTTATCCAATATTTCTCCGCAGCGTTCAGCCCCCAGTGACCGAATACGTTATCAACTTCTTGGATTATTTCTTTTTTGAAGTTTTCTTTCCCGTGTTTAGAGATCGCACGCTGGATGTAAGTACCTGAGCCCCAATAAAGATCAAAACTTCGTCCTTTCTTATAAACGAATTTCCCCACGTAGATTCTACCATCTATCAGACTCGTTATTTTATAAATGCACCCGAACATCTTATCACCTCAACCTGTTTACGAAGTAGCGAATGATCTGTGCGTGGTCGAGAAAAAACTGATTTTCTTTCTCCGTGAGATCCTGAAGCGGCATCCACACGACTTCGGATGCATCGTCAGCAGCTTGAATAGAGGGAAGCATCGTCGCATCGAGATCAAACAGAAATGCGTGCGTGATCGTCCGGCCCCGAGGGTCTCGGAGAGGATGATCAAAGACATGCTCGTCTCTGATGCTATTCTCCAAAATGCGCTTCGAGGAGTCTATTTTGGTTTCTTCCTTGAGCTCTCGGATGCATCCGCTTTGGATGGTTTCCATCTGCTCGAGAAATCCTCCCGGGAGTGCGTACTGACCTTTACCTGGATGACGACCTCTCTTGATTACGAGAACATGGCCAAGGCAGATCACCACAGCGTCCGTAGTTACGAAGGTAGGAGGATAGGGCGCAGCGGACCACTGCTTCTTATAGTTTTGAATGAAGTCATATTCAGCATGGAGCGCCTCATATTCCGCGGACTTTATCCACTCCAGTAAGAAATCATAGGTGGTTTTGGAACAGTATTTCATAGCGGGACCCATGCAGCCGCCATTTCCTTCAAGATACCTCTCTCGAATCTTAGTAGCACCAATTCCACCCTCCATCGTGTCGACGGGGATGAAATCGTACTCGGGGAAGTAGTTGAGGTAGTAGGAGGTGTCGTCCTTGTAGTGCCCGAGAAGAGCAATACGAGGAGGACAATTATGAGCAATGGGGAGATTATTTGCAGTGGTATTGATGAGGGTCTTGACTCGGATGAGCCAGTCGTGGAAGTTGTAAGCAGAGTCGGCGAGGGGGAGAATCGTTGCAGGAAGCCATTTAAGATGAGCTTTCGTCATATCCTGAATGGCAAGTTCAATCATCGTCTTACGCTCTTCAAATGAGAACGGGTTCCTCAACGACCGGGAGGCAGTTGATGAACCTACTATGATGAGCGTATGATTAGAGATTTCAAAGGCTTTCTGAAGGATAGCCTCGTGTCCGCGATGGAGAGGCTGAAATCGACCGATAAAAACAGCGTAGTCGTATCGAGTATCACTCATTGTGTCTGACCTTTCGAGGGACTCTGTGTCCCTCTACGTCTATAATATATTAGTGCCTCTCTCGGAGTCACTCACAATCTAACTTTTTCTGAATCTTTTCAATCTTAAATTGAGTCTCAATGATACCGAAAATAACAGTGGCAAACATACAAGCTGCCCATTTCGGCACCTCTGGGAATAGGAGGGTGATTGTGAGAGAGCTCGCTATTCCTCCGAAAAGAGAAGCGGCGAACTGACTGAAGCTTACAAGAGCTGGATGCTTCGGAGGATCCTTCTTACCGGTGATGTCACTTACTTTCACTTTGTCTTCTCCACGATGATGATACCCTGGCGCTTGTAGATAGCGCGAACCATCTCTACCTCTTCGGCATTCCAGCGAGCGATGCCGACCATCTCTCCG